GGAAGTTAAAAGTAATCTTTTCATTTGTTCTCCTATAACTTAATAGCTAATAATATAAAAATTCCAAATAAAATGATGTTAGTAAAAAATATAAGTAGGGCTAATATTGTATGGTACCAAATCCATCGAGTACGATAAGCATTTTCAAGAGTTAAATCTTCTGGGTCTGCTTCTTCGTCCATTACTGGCAAGTTGTGCATAACTGTTTGGTCAAATTTATTTTCCTCTAAAGGCTTTTCAATAAATTTTTGAAACCATTTAATCATTAATAATCACCTGCTTGGAATTTCAACATATCAATCATATTTTTGATAATAAAATTACGACTATGTATTGTTCTTATGATATCCTCAAGATAGTTTGAATTTGCTGTATGATAGTCAATAGTCAAACTTAATTTGATAATATCCTTATCGCTTTGTATATATTTATCCACATCGTTACGTAAAACTTTCAGACGAAAAGGCTTCCAACCTTGTTCTCTTAAATCTTCTTCAGCCATACTACCATCGTAATACTCGCGCTTCAATCGCTCAAGTTCTTTATATTCAGCTTTGAGTTTTTTAACACGAAGAACCTCTCTATAAAATAGATTATAGTATTTACTGTGTAGTTGTGGAATTTTCTTTGACTCGCCTACTAGATTAGTTTCATCTATCACGGAGTCTTTTGCCCATAAGGCAGCTATATCATTTGTATCCATATCAAAACTCGTTGTTAACTTTTAAAGGTATATTATATACCATTTAAAGTCATTTGTCAACCTATTTCTTTTATATCAAATGCGTCGTATCGCAATGTTACTGTTGCTTCAGGATAGAGAACATCCTGGTTAGATAAATCTAAGCTAACTGGCGTCAAGCCAATTGGTTGAGCATTTAAAAACGTGACTTCTAAGTTTGGATTCTTGTGGCTATTTAAAATTAAAATAGTAATATCTGATGTTATTCCATCTTGACTATCTGCTAATTGGTCATATTGTTCTAGATTATCTGGAGAACCAATACCCTTTAACCAATCATAAATCTCACGATAGTTTTTCATGTTCTCATCAATAATAAATGTCAAATCTAAATCAGCGTATGCTAAATGGTCGCCTGTTGAATAATAAGCGCGTAAAGGCGTATCTGTCTTTACAGCGTTTGTTGTAACAGATGGAAGCAGAATTTTATTTGAGAAAAATTCTACATGAGGCAGACGCTTAAAAATAATTTTAAAGCCAGCTGAAGATAAATAATTATTAATCATACAATAATCCAATGATTGTTTATTATACTATTTATACGAGGCGAACTACATAATGTTTTCTAAACCCAAGAACCTATCCTTTGAGATGGATACTGCTGATTTATCTATGAATCATATCCACTCTCTTTATTATTCCTTTTTCCAACAAAAAGATTACGACTGGTGGTACGAGATTTTACCTGATGATGTTGTTGTAGATATCGGTGGTAATATTGGAATGTTTTCTGCTAAAGCGCTTGACGCTGGTGCAAAACGTGTCTTTATGATTGAACCAAATAAAAAATATTTGAAATCAGCAATCAAAAATTGTGCTGAAGCTTTTATTGGTCAATATGTGCATGATATTCCTAAATTGATTTCTGTTCACGCAGCTATGGGTCGTACTGATTCTGACCTTGCTCTTGCTGGTGTAGATGAAAATGTCAAGCTCATGTCTCTAATGGAACTTGTAAATTATTATGATATTAATAATATTGATTATTTGAAAGTTTCAGCTAATGGTGCAGAGTTTAATATCTTGCATGAAGATAACTTAGAATTTTTAGGTCAAAGTGTAAGGTTTATTGCTGTGAGAGTTAACACACATTCTTTTTATGGAAGTGACATTCGATTTGAAAATTGGAGAGATACAGTTGTCAAGCCTTTTATGGATATGGGACGCGTGTATCTCCAAGATAATAGCTTATTTGAAAAAATGTTTGTTGAAAATTGGAGAGATGTTCTTCCAACTTCCTTTATGCTTTATATTAAAAACTGGTAATTACCAATTGTGAATTACATTGGCCATAATGAAAAAGCACGTGAGAAAGTTAACACCCACAATAACAGTACGAAGTAAAGCAACATAATTGTCATACGGTTCTGTTTTATCATCGGAAAATCCTCCGAGTGCATATTTCCAAATAGTCCAAAGTTTATTCATATTGGTGTACAAAAGTTTTATCGGTATCAATACCAGCTGTATAACATACTCTGCAGAACTGACCAGCACCTTCTACATATCCATACCTCATATCGATATGAGTATCTTTAGTGTATTCAGTTTCAATACCACACATGTTGCACTTATCTTTTTCTTGGTCCATATAATCACCTGCTGTTGTAAATTTTAAATCATTCATTGTTTGCTGCTTCTACAAAAAACTCTACTGTATCTTCTTCAGAGCCAAAGTCGTGGATTGCAATATGCTCACCATCATCTGACCATTCAATATGTGAATTATCTTTAATCCATTTTGCTTTAAGCTCTTGCTGATTTAATCCACCATACTCTTTACCAATGTTAACTTTAATAGTTAGTTCGTTATTTTCTACACCTGGCTTCACATAAAGCTTATATTCGATACCTGCATTACGACTTGTTTTAAATTCATACGAAGTTGTACCAGACCTGTGGCCAGTAACAATTGAGTGTAAGTCAACATATTTGTTATAAAACTTAATACATTCTTGAGCTGGATTAATTTGTTTTGCTCTAAATTCTGCGTCTATTTCAGATAGATGTTTCATTACAAAACATTCGTGGTTACGCCCTTGTACTTTATTATCTGTTGGGTCGTACAATTTAATTAGTAAAGCTTCAACAGCAAATGCTGCAATTTCATGCGGCTTAGTATTTTCTAAATATTTTTCACCATTTCTCATAATGATAAAGACATCATCTAAAGAATAACCCTTACCACCTGCTTCTTCGCTCAATGTGTGAGTAAGAGTTCTTTTATCTACTCCTTTCCCGCCATATTGAAATTGCTGCCCTTCTTGTAAGGCCTTAAGTACATCACCATCTTTACTGAAGATATACACATACGAGCCAAGTTCTTCCATTGACTCTTTTGAATATTTTTTAATCATTTTTGCTCCATTATATAATTTTTAAATCACTCAAGAATTGCTTCTTAGGAGAAGTCTTCTGCCAGAAGTCCAAGTCCTTTTCAGCTTGCTTGATTTGCTTTTCGAGACTTTGAATTTCTTCAGAAGTCAGATTCGAAAACGGTATACTCAATAGTCGGTCGACATAGAGTGAAGCTTCAGGAAGTATCGTTACAATGTCACTTCCAATTTGCTTCTTGTTCTTATTCTTAAATGTGATTTTATCATCAAGTACTAATTGAATAAATTCCATTTTGATATTCAACCAGTTCAGTTCACTATTGTATTTTGAAATGTTCTTATTAATTCGTTGCTCTAGAATTCCATAACGATAGTCGCAGAAATCCATAACGATATTTCTTGCATCGTCGTACTCTCGTAGCTTACCATCATAATCAATGACAGTTAGATTTTGAGATAAGATTTTTGAGAGCTTGAACTTAGCAATGATTTGCTTATCGTTCCATTTAGCACTTGTGTTTTGCTTGAGCTTGACATCAAACCTAAAGCCACTCTTATCACAAAGGTCTTCGTAAGATACGATATCACCGTCATCTTCTAGTTTATCCAGTACCTTCACGTACCCTTCTCTATCAAACCCATAGGGTACTTCAGTAATCTGTAACTGTGTCTTAGAAGTCTTCCTGTAAACCCCAAAGACCGTATATCGCTTAGGCTCGAGTGGGTCCTGCTCTACAGTACCTTCGAACTCTGGAAACTTTACTTTGATAGTATCGGCTGAAATCTTTTTAGTTCGTAGATATTCAGAACAAGCTTCGGCCAAACTTTCTGGACAGTGAGGTAAAATGTTGGTAGCGAAACCAGTTGCAATACCCTTAGTACCATTAGCCAACACTAATGGAATAACAGGCAGATAAAATGCGGGTGGCTCGTGCTCTGGGTCTTCATGCACTGGGCTCAAGTCAACATCTTTAATGTACTTATTAAAATTATCGTGTAGTCGAGTATAAACATAACGAGGAGCGCCGGCGTCTTGGATTAGTCTTGTACCAAAGGAGCCTCGGCCTTCAACTAAGCAGATGTTGTTATTCCAAGTCGCGGCCATGAGCTGACCTGAACCTGCTGCGCTTCCCTCGCCATGATTATAACCGTAGTCAGAAATAATACCAGACACTGCTGATACTTTCTTAAAATCTTTTTTTGTATTTACGATTGAGCTGTAGAGATAAAACCTTTGTACTGGCTTTAGTCCGTCAATCATATTTGGAATTGCTCTATTTTCAACAGTATACATCGCAAATGATTTCCATTCACGAGATGCAACGTTTGACAAGGGATAAAAATTATCCTCAGGCCAAGATGTAAAATTCGTTAAATCACTCATTGAAACATAAACTCCTTTCTCAAATTAGAATCTCTACCAAACATCATTTGGAAGAGGCTCACATCATCAACCGATACAGTATCGTACCTTGGTTGATTAATTATAACATCATATTCTTCTTCTGTCAACGACCCGAGACCTTTAATGTAACGGTGTTTCCAATTAGAATTGTTTTGTTTAAATTCAGATGCTTCTTCGTAAGTATAGAACCACTCGACTTTGTCTTTAAAGGTCGATATCATAATCGGAGTACGAGTAATTCTCACTCTGTGCTCT